AATCCTGAACTTAAAAAAGAACGTGAAGAACAAGAACAAAAATCAGTAAACACAATCAAAGAGGCTATCACTAAATCAGAAACTCCTGATATTTTATCAGAAAAGTCTAAAGATTTGTTTAACGAATTATTTGGAGATAAATAATGATAATAGAAATAGTATTAGGATTATTAGTCGTTATCGAGGGATATGTTATTTGGAACTTATTTAGAAAAACAGAATTTCTCGAAACTTGGGTAGAAGATTTTACACAAGTAATACAACAAGTAGATACAGATTTAAAAGAAATTGATTCAACAGGACATTTTGAATCTGATGATGAAATTGGTAGTATATTTGAGGCTATCAAAGATACCGTAAAACAATTAGAAACCTTCAAAGGAGAAGATGTAAATGCCAGCTAAAGTTGTTAAGAAAAAAAGACGTAAAAAAAGTAAAGTATATTTTGGAACACCAGTACAAAATGCTATCATTAGGTACAATGAATGTTCAAGTCCCATAATACGAAATAGAATNTATCGTGAACATATAGCTGCTGCTTTTGATAAATTAGCTGAAAACTTAATTCACACATTTAAGTTTTACTATTTTGATTATCCTTTTGAAGAAGTTAAACACGAAGTAGTATCTTTTTTAGTGATGCAGATGCCTAAATATAAAGCTGACAAAGGAAGAGCTTTCTCATATTTTTCTGTAATTGGTAAAAATTATTTGATTCTAAATAATAATAATAATTACAAAAAAATGAAAACACACGATGAAGTCAAAGTATTAGATTTCAAACGTAATGTTCTGAGTGAGTCTATACAAGAGGAAGCTGATGAATTTAACGTTCAGTTTGTAGACCAGATGTTAGAGTATTGGGACAATAATATTACTAATATCTTTCGTAGACAAAAAGATATTCTTGTAGCTGATGCTGTATTAGAATTGTTTAGACGTAGAAAAAATATCGAGAACTTCAACAAAAAAGCTCTTTATATTATGATTCGTGAAATGACAGGTTCTAATACTCAACATATTACACGAGTGATAAATCAAATGAAACGTTATTACTTCAATATGATGGAGGAGTTTTCTGCAGTAGGTGAGATTGATACCTCTAATACTGGTTCGATATTTTAATTTATGGCGACGATTGAGTAGCTGGTGCTCTCCTCGGTCTTCAACACCGTAGTGTAGTAGTTGATACTACAGGTAGGTTCGATTCCTATCCGTCGCCGCTAACAAAAAAAGGGAAGCCGAAACTTCCCTTTTTAAGTGTCCAATAGTGTAGGAATACTATTGTACTATTTCGCTCCTACTTTCGAAATAAACCCACCAACACCAACAAGGCGACGAGCCCGGCGAAACCCGATTCGCCAAACTTGTTTATGATGGATGTTAGGTTACCAATAACATTGACACCAAAGATACCACTTCCAAAGATAACTTCAGATATAGCACCTATGGTTACAAAAGATAACAATAGATGAGCTAAGTCATCAATGTATCCTTTGACCGTTGTTACGATTTCCTTCATGGTTTTCTCCCGTTAGTTAGAAAAAAAAGGCTACCCAGTAATTTTGCTAACCGAGTAACCTCCAATAATAACTATATTGTAAGTAAATAATAAATTCTAATATATATTTATATATTAAAGTTTTTAAACTACGATATATTTATAATTGAGTAATAACATTTAAGGTAGATTATGGCTATTGACTACGAAATCTTTGAAGGAAAATCTCTTTCATCTCTTTTCAAAGACATATACGACAATACAGAATATAACAAAAAACAATTAGATATACTTACAAAAGAACTTGTTCAGTTCATCAAAGATGGTGATACAGCTGTACAATTAGTTCCTATGATAAAAGAATATCTTGAAATCAACGTTAAGAACGATGACCAACTTGTTAAGATGGCGGGTATTGTGCAAAGATTGATTTCAGCTGAAAACAAGGCTGGTTCTGAAAACGAGTTTGGTTTGTCAGAAGAAGAAAAAAGTCAACTATTAGCTGGAATGGAAGATACCATAAAAGACATTCAAATAGAATCAGACAAAATTCAAAATCGAATAGAATCAGTAAAAGGACAATAAATGTACAGAGAACGAAAGGGTGTTGACACGCATACCTCTATACCTTTAGACCGTTTAGGTACACCTCAACAAATTAGTTCATACATTAAAAAACTAATCAAAGCATCACAATACGATTTTCACGAAACAGAACCTGTTGTTGTTGGTAAAGTATATTTAAATGATACAGGACTACAAGGAGCAATCAAGGGAAAATTTTCAATTTCGGGTGATGAAGTTGATAAAGTTTTTCCTTTGATGCCACATATTCAGATAATCCCAGTTGTTGGTGAACACGTCTTAACAGCTGAGTATAATGGAAAACTTTTTTATTTTTCGATAATCAATAGAAAAAATTCAGTCAATGAAAATTCTATACCTGTTGATTTACCACCCGATACTAAATTCGGTAAGACTTTTTTTAAAAAAGATATTAGACATATTGAGGTAAATGAAGGTGATGTTGTTTTTGAAGGAAGATACGGTAATTCTATTAATATAGGATGTAATGATGCTAATAATTCACCAGTAATCAAGATAAGAGCCGGTCAAACTCTTGATTCTGATACTCGACAGATTACAGGAAAATCTGTAAAAGAAAATATCGATACAGATGCTTCTTCAATATACCTAACTTCAGCTGGTTTACGTGATATTAAGTTTGATAATCAACAAATAACCGGAAAAAAAATACTAATAAAAAGTGATGGTATATTTATTAAAGGAAGTGATATTAGATTAGGTAGTGGTGATAATAACAATCTACAACCAGTTGTGAAGGGTAATGATTTAAAAGAATTACTTGACCCAATATTTGCAGCTCAACAATCTGTAAATCAAGCTACAATAGCTAAAAACACAGCAGAAATTGTAGCTTCATCACCAGGAGGACCTACACCGAATCCTCAAAAAGTTGTTGACTTGACAAAAGAAAATAAAACACTTTTACAACAAAATAAAGATTTACAAAATGCAATAAATAATTCCACTTATTTAAGTGATAAAGTAAAAACAATATAGGAGTTGTTATGACTAAAAAAGAACTTGTAAAGATAATACAAGAAGCGGTTCGTAGAGAAGTCAAAAAAGAGATAGAAAAGATATTTATTAANGAGGAATCTTCACCCACTTTAGAATCTATGATTTCTAAACCCGAAGTTTCTGAACCTAAAAAACAAATCAAATATACAAAAAATGAAACTTTAAATAAAGTTTTAAACGAGACACGTGGAGGTCTCCCTCAACAAGGTAAGGAAGAATATCCTACTTTAGGAGGTGGTGTATTCGATACAAGTCGAATGACTGAAATGTTAGGTTATGGTAAAAGTGAAGAAGTACAACGTGATATGGTAGCAGTCGATACAATGAAAAAAGCAGGTGTAACTTCTGAACAAGTACCTGAACACGTAACAAATGCTTTGACACGTGATTATAGTGATTTAATGAAAGCTATGAATAAGAAAGGTAATTAATGTCAGCTATTGAAACAGATTTAAATCCAAATAAAACCGTTGGATTGAAATTACCTTTAGGGAGAGATAAGTTCAATGATTTTGCTTTGACAAAAACTTCCTTAGAACAAGCTGAGTTTAATTTGAAAAATTTATTACAAACTTATATTGGTGAAAGACCAATGCAACCAACTTTTGGTAGTAAACTTTTAGAACTTTGTTTCGAACAACAAAATGATGAGTTACCAGAAAACATTGAAAAAGAAGTGAGACGTGCTGTCTCAGAGTGGTTAGATTACATTAATATTCGAAACGTTGAGACTTTGACTGAAGAAGGCGATTTAAATCAAATTTATGTCAAGATAGATTACTCAACGACATTGAATCCTACTACAATAAATCAAATCACAATAGATGCTTCTACAGGAGGATATTAATGGCTCGTTCAAGTATAAATAAAAATGTAGTTAAACAAGTAAACTATCTCAATAAAGACTTCTCAGATTTTAGAGATAGTTTGATTGAATATGCAAAGGTTTACTTCCCTAATACCTACAATGACTTTAATGAAGCTTCACCAGGAATGATGTTTATTGAGATGGCTGCATACGTTGGTGATGTATTATCATATTACATTGATTCTTCTTTTAGAGAATCACTTTTAGCTTATGCTGAAGAAAAAAGAAATGTTTATACAATAGCACAATCATTCGGCTACAAACCTAAAACAACTTCACCAGCTGTAGCTGTTTTAGATGTATTTCAGACCGTTCCGGCTGTCAATAATAAACCAGATGAAAGATATGCTCTCAATGTGAAAGCAGGTACAACTCTTCAAGCAGCCTCAACTGGTACGCANTTCCGCACTATTGAAGATTGTAACTTTAAGTTCTCAAGTTCTTTTGACCCTAAAGAAGTAAGTGTGTTTGAAAACAATGGTAGCACAATAACAAAGTTTTTACTGAAAAAACAAGTTAGAGTTGAAAGTGGTAACATTACTACTGAAAGATTTACATTCGGAGCCTCTGAAAAATATTCTCAAATCAAATTAGGTTCACCTGATGTAATTGAAATATTGTCTTGTACTGATAGTGATAATAATAAATGGTATGAAGTTGATTCGTTAGCTACTGATACTATTTTTGAAGATATGGAAAATAATTCAGTAACAGACCCAACATCGGTTGTAAACAGAGATGTGGCTCCTTATATACTAAAATTAAAAAAGACAGCACGTAGATTCACCACTTTTATTAACGATAATGATGAAACAATTTTAAGATTCGGAGCAGGTATATCAAGTAATCCTGATGAAGAAATCATTCCTAATCCTACAAACGTTGGTTCGAGTTTACCAGGTAGTCCATCAAAGTTGACAAGTGCTTTTGACCCAAGTAATTTTTTGAAGACAGAAGCTTACGGATTAGCTCCAAGTAGAACAACTTTAACAATAGAGTATTCTCACGGAGGAGGTATAGATGATAATGTTCCTTCAAATGAAATAAATCAAATCACAAATATAGAGTATGAAATACAGGATGCTTTGTTGAACGCGAGCACCGTTACTGATAGTAAGAACTCAGTTTCGTTTACAAACCCAAGACCTGCTACAGGAGGTTCATCAGGACAAACCGTACGTGAGACACGCGAAAGTGCGTTGGCTTATTTTCAAGCGCAAAGTCGAGCTGTTACTAAAGAAGATTATGTTGTGAGAGCTTTATCACTACCTCAAAGATACGGGAACATAGCAAAAGTTCATATGGTACAAGATGACCAATTAAATAAATCAGTAGGTTTTGATGAACTCGAAAGAAAAGTTACTCAAGCAGATGTTGATGCTGGAAGAACTATTAAACAACTACAAGTAAGAACTCCTAATCCTTTAGCTATGAATATGTATACTTTAGGTTATGACAATAATAGAAATTTAGCTCCTATGAGTCAAATTGTAAAACAAAATTTATCAACGTATTTATCACAATTTAGATTAGTAACTGATGCCGTAAATATAAAAGATGCTTACGTAATCAACATAGGTGTTAACTTTTCTATCTTAACAAAAACAGGATTTAATAAAAACGATGTTTTGTTACAATGTGTAGCAGCAGTTCAAGATTTTTTCAATACAGACAGAATACAAATAGGACAACCTATTGTTATCTCTGATATAGCTTACGAACTATCTTTGATTGATGGTGTAGCATCAGTGGTGAAACCTGTTGAAAATAATCCGAATGATTTACCGATTGTGATTGAAAACAAATATAAAACAACTGAGGGTTATTCAGGAAACTTCTATGATATTGCTAGTGGTATTATCGATGGTGTATTATATCCTGCTTTAGACCCAAGTATTTTTGAAGTCAAATATCCTGATTCCGATATTAAAGGAAAAGTAGTCGGTGATAACTTAGGTATAGTGGAGTAACTAAATGCATTATTTTACATTCGCAGAAAAAGATACAACTTTATATGAAAAAAGTGGTAGTTTAAATTCAGGATTAGATGAAATATTAGAAGTACGAAAAGACATTAGTCCTTCAGGTGAAGTAATTACCGTTTCTCGTATTATGATTAAATTTGATTTAGACCCTATTTCAAAATTAAAAAATCAAAATGTTATAAAAGACAATGCACAATACTTTTTAAATTTATTTGATGCTAGACCTACAGCTCTAGCTACTTCTCAAAGTTTATATGCTTATCCTGTGAGTCAATCCTGGACAATGGGTGATGGACGTTCTTATGATGACCCAGTAACTACTGAAGGTTGTAGTTGGAATTTCAGACACGGTGAAACAGATGGTAAACTTTGGTCTGAAGAAACAGCTTCTGGAGGTTCTTGGTTTACTAATAATGATGGAGCATATGAAATGTCTCATTCATTCGGAGTCAAATCTTCTGATATGAGAATGGACGTAACAGGTGTTGTGAATGCTTGGTTAGACGGGACAATTCCTAATGAAGGATTTATAGTAAAACGTAGTGGTAGTTTTTATAATCCAACAACAACTTCAGGTTCTTTTGGAAATAATGATAGTGGAAGTGATGAGGGTAACAGCACAAGATTTGGTAATTTTTCATTCTTCTCAAGTGATACTCACACAAAATATCCACCAACTCTTGAAGCGGTTTGGGATGACTCAAAATGGACAACAGGTTCATTAAGTCCCTTGACAAAAGGTAACATTGAAGATATGGTTATCTATATGAAAGGACTTAGACCAGAATATAAAGAAAAATCAATAGCTAAATTTAGAGTTGTTGGTAGAGAAAGATTTCCTGAAAAAACTTACTCAACAACAAGTGATAATTTATCAGTCAAATATTTACCAAGTGGTTCATCATTCTACTCAATACTTGATGCTGAGACTGATGACGTTGTTGTACCCTTTGGTAGTGGTTCAAAACTAAGTTGTGATTCAGACGGAAACTATTTCCTACTTAGAATGGATGGTTATCAA